TTTCATGATGCAGGTTCAAAAGCCATGATGGCTAATCGCTGTATCCCTATAACTCAAGCTATTGTTGATAGATTGGGATTGCGTTCAGTTGGGGATTTACCTGTTGGGGGATCTCAAGCACAAACAAGTCTGAGTGGCTTTGTTAAACAATGTATTTTGCCTAAATCTGAGATGTTGTATCCAAAATATAAATCTCTGTTAAAGGAAAAACGTGAGTTAAATGGTTTTGCTAAAGAATATTTAAAACCCATGTTTTTTAATAATGTTGCCTTTGTTGAAAAATTTACGCTTTTTAAAAACAAACGTCGTCGTGATCCTATGATACAAAAATTTTTGATGTTGCGACAACAATATGCCCCTAATGATTCTAAATCAGATTGGGGTATGCCTATACCTAATCCAGAAGCTGCCTATAAAAGTTTAGCTAAGTATGGTAAACATCAACCATTTGTTGATGAAGATATGATGGACTTGGCATCAAGTTTTCTTTGGGATGAGTTTGGTCAATATATGAAAAACTCTGATTTTCGGTCAGCCAAAGAGGTTATTGCTAATGCTGAATTGTCCACTTCTCCAGGTTACCCTTGGTCTACTGAATTTGGCACAAAAAGGGAACTTTTATTGGTTTTGCTTGATTTTGAGCAATGGTGTGAAGATTCTTTTTGGGAACGTTTGTTAGATCCGGATTTTTATGTATTATGGACAAATGCCCTTAAAGAGGAGCCTAGGTTATGGGAAAAAAATTAGAACAAACTCAATTCGAACATTTACAGCTTCTCCTTTTGATTTTACAGTTGTGGGGAATATGCTTTTTGAGGACATGAATGAGAAATTTTATTCAGTGTTTTTGAAAACAGCATCTGCAGTAGGTTTGAATCCTTTTGAAGGGGGTTGGCATGAATTGTATCTCAAGCTTAAGAAACATCCTAATTGTTTTGAGCTTGATGAGTCTGCTTATGATGCATCTCTCTTTGAGTATTTGTTTTATTTGATTTCTGTTTTCCGTTATAAATGTTTGCGTGTTGATTTGCAAACATTTGATAATTGGATGAGAATACGTGCTTATTACTATCAGAT